GGGTTGGAACACCGATCCCTACGCCTGGAGGATTTAAGCCAATCGGTGAGATAGAGATTGGCGATCAGGTTTACGGCCCGGATGGATTGCCGCATACGGTGCTGGCTGCAAGTGAACCAAAGGTTCATGATGCGTACAGATTCATCTTTGATGATAGTTCGGAAATAGTGTGCAATGCGGAACATCTGTGGTTCACATATACGGCCAGCGATCTTCAGAAGTTGACGAAGAGAACTGATGAATACCGGGCGAAGCGAAGAGCAAACCGTGAACATCGGTGCGGAGGCAACCGGACAGAAGCACAGAGCAAAGCAATCGCAGAACGGAATGCCAGATGTGCGAAGTGTTCTGAAGAGCCGATTGGGTCTGTGAAGACGGCAGAAGAGATCGTACAGACACTGCGGACAAGAACCGGCAGAGCAAATCATGCGATACCTTTAACGGCTCCGATTCAGTTTCCGGAGAAGGAACTTCCGCTTGATCCGTATCTGCTCGGTCTGTGGCTTGGCGATGGTTCTTCTGCTGAAGGCGCGTTTACTTCTGCCGATGGTCTTGAAAAGGCATTCGCTGAAGCCGGGTTTACTGTTAAACAGTACGGGGAATACTTCTACGGCATTAACGGTCTTATAACCGTTTTGCGCGGGATGGGTCTTGTAAAGAACAAACACATTCCGCATGAGTATATGTGGGCATCTGTTGAACAGAGGCTGGCACTTCTCCAAGGGTTAATGGACACAGACGGAAACTGTAATCGGAACGGAAGCGCTGAGTTTACCGGAACGAATAAGTCTCTGGTGTACAGTACGGCAACACTTGTCCGATCCCTTGGCATGAAATGCACAGTCCATGAAGGCGATGCAAAATTGAAAGGGAGAGTGATCGGTAAAAAGTACCGGATCAAGTTCGTCCCGAATCTTCCTGTATTCCGGCTTCAAAGAAAACTTGAAAGGCAGAATCCGAATCCTCGCCGTACAACAAGAATGCGATACCTTGTGAGGGTGGAGAAAGAATCTGCAGTGACAATGCGGTGCATTGGAATTGACTCTCCTGACCACTTGTATCTGGCAGGAGATTATTTCATTCCAACGCACAACACGAAGGCGCTCATCATGGATGCGCTGTTCCGATGCCTGAAGAATCCAGGCACGACAGCGGTGATCTTCCGGAGATCCTATGGTGAGCTTGAGGATACAGATATCAAGGAAGCACAGGCCAGCTATCCGGAGGAGCTGGCCGTTTATAATGCCGGTCGGCACGAATTCAAGCTGGTGAACGGATCGAAGATTCTGTTCCGTCACTGCGAGAACGAAGCCGACCGTTTCAAATATTCCGGCATTGAAATCCAGTTCTTGTATTTTGATGAACTGACTTCCTTCGAGCAGTCGATCTATGACTTCATCAAGACCCGTCTCCGTGCAAAGAAGAGCCTGGGTGTGGTTCCGATTGTCCGGTCTGCCAGCAACCCAGGGAATATCGGGCATGGCTGGGTGAAGAAGATGTTTGTGGATGCCGGACCGTTCATGCAGATTATGGAGCAGGAGATCTATTCCGAAACCCTGCACAAGTCCAAGAAGATCAGGACACAGTACATCCCGGCCCTGGCCATGGAGAATCCGTACATTACGGATGACTACATTTTTGAGCTGGAGAGCAAACCGGAGGCCCTGCGGAAAAGCCTCCTTGAGGGCCGCTGGGACAGCTTTGAGGGAATGGTCTTCCAGGAGTGGCGTTCAGATCCATCCCACTTCGAGGACCGGAAATGGACGCATGTGATCGCTCCGTTCGATATCCCGGACAGCTGGCCGAGATACTTCGGATTCGACCACGGATACAGCAGACCTTTTTCCGCAGGCTGGTATGCCCTTGAACCGGGAACTGATTGTTTAATCCGGTACAGGGAATGGTACGGATGTAAGCCGAGACAGGCAAACATCGGCATTGAACTGACTCCTGTTCAGATTGCAGACGGCATCCTGGAACGGGAGGAATATGAGATCCGGAACAATATCCGCATCCTGCGGGTAGCTGATCCGGCTATCTTTGACAAGAGCCGGGGAGATTCTGTAGCAGATCAGATGGCTCCCGGCTACATGGGACGGCACAAGGGTGTGCTGTTTGGGAAGGGAGACCATGCACGGCTCCCGGGAAAGATGCAGATTCATGAGCGCCTGCGGTTCGATGAGAACGGCAGACCGAAACTACAGGTCTTCAGCACCTGTACGGAATTCATACGGACGGTGCCGACCCTGCCATACTCGCAGAAGAAACCAGAAGACGTAGATTCCGATGCGGAGGATCACCCATGTGTACGACGAGCTTCGATATGTATGCATGGATCACCCTGTGGCTGCGACCAAGAAGCCGCCTAGGGAATACAAGCCATGGGACCCTTTAAGTGAAAATTAACCGGGCAGTTCGCGTGCAACACACACAAAAAATAAAAATAAAAAGGAGGAAGCTCCCTTTGTTTCGGTTTTTTTTAAGTGGCAGACTGCCCGGTTAATGATATAGAGGTGAAGAAAATGACAGAGAAAGAATTGGAACTGCAGGAAGAAGATCTGCTCCTGGACGAACAGCCGCTGGATGCAAAGGATAAGGATCTGCTGGACACGATCTACAACCGCCTTGAGATCTTCGAGAACGTGAACCAGCCGTACCATGCGAAGGCAAAGATCGCCCGTCAGATTGTCCACATGGAAGATCCCGATCAGGACGATGCGGAGATCATCCAGCAGAACGGAAAGCCGACCCTCCAGCTGCAGACGCTGAAGAGCACCATCAACAATGTGGTGGCTGACCAGATGCTGTCCATGCCGGAAGCCAAGCTGATGCCGGAGACCGCCGACATGCAGGAAGCCGCAGATGATCTGCAGGACATGGTTCACTATGTTGTCTACTGTGCAAATGACTTTGAGCATACGCACTACAGGCGGTGCGAGGACTTCTACGGTCCGGGCACGGCCATCCTGGAGACGGGATGGGACAATGACATGAACTATGGCAAGGGCGAGATTGCCATCATCCGCTGGCCGATAGAAGCCTTCCTGTGGGACCCTACCGCAGAACGGATTGAGGATTGCCGAGCCGTGATGAAAGTCAGCTGGCATCCGTTGTCGTTCTATCGGGAGCATTGGCCGGACGAAGGACGGTATGTCAGCACGGAGGACAATGCCCACAATAATGTCGGCATGAGCGCCGCCCAGGAAGAGGCGGATCATCATGACGATGAGGACCGGGCATTGCTGATCGAGTACTGGTGGCGGGAGTACAACGCAAAGACAAGGCGGTACACGGTCAATGTGGCTTACGCTGCCGGGAATGCTCTGTTGGAGAAGCATGAGAATGTCTATGCCCATGGCAATTATCCCTTCACGATTGATGTGCATGACAGTATTGAAGGCTGTCTTGCCGGAGACGGGCTGGTATCCGAGCTGGTGCCGATGATGCGGTACATCAACCGGTATGCGGCTTACGCTGATATGAATGCCCGGATGTCTTCCAAGGGCCGGATCATGAAGCGCAGAGGTTCCGGGATTGATACGGAAGCCCTGACGGACTGGAAAACGGATGTCATCGAAGGAGACCGGATCGAGCAGGGCGTGGACTGGAACTGGATGCAGAACCAGCCATTCAACAACACGATCACCCAGCTGATGCAGATGTTCCAGACAGACCTGAAGCAGGACAGCGGCGCGAACCAGTTCACCCGGGGCGAGACTACAGGCGGAATTGTTTCCGGCAAGGCCATCAATTCCCTGATTCAGGCTGGCGGCAAGGTGGCTTCCATGCGGACTGAACAGCTGAAACTCGGATTCAAGCGCATGGTCGAACAGATCATCTGGCTGATGGCTCAGTTCTATGACGATGACCGGGTCATGATGATCACAGGTCGGAAGGGCCGGAGGGAACTGAAGGTGGACACCAAGCGCCTGTTCGGCACGAAGACCGGCGGCAGTGTGAATCCTCCTCCCTATACGGTGGAGATTGAGGTTTCCTCTAAAGACCCGCAGCGCATTGCCAACCAGAACCAGATGTTCATGGAGGCGTACACGATGTCCGCGCAAGCGCAGCAATTTTTCCCGTTGTCTGCCCTGTTCCAGATTCTGAACCTGGACGGCAAGGACAAGATCCTGCCGGTGATTCAGGAGAATGAAACCTATCAGCAACAGATGCAGGCGCTTCAGCAGCAGCTTGAGCAGATGGGCCAGCAGATGGAGCAGATGGCACAGGAGAATGATAATCTGAAGAAGAGCACCGCCCAGATGAGC